GGCTCGAAAGAAAGAAAAGCCTATCCGTCGGACTACGAAGGGTAAGGGCGCTAACTACCGGAAAACCAGCAAAGGTGCTGGTATGACAAAGAAGGGTGTGGCGGCGTATAAAAAAGCCAACCCTGGTTCTAAGCTTAAAACAGCGGTTACGGGCAAAGTCAAAAAAGGCAGCGCGGCTGCTAAACGACGCAAGAGCTATTGTGCAAGATCTCTAGGTCAGTTAAAGAGAAGTTCTGCAAAGACCCGAAACGATCCAAATTCCCGTATAAGACAAGCTAGACGACGTTGGAAATGCTAAAGGAGAAGTGTGATGGCTAAGAAAGTTGTTAAGAAGCGCGGCGGCGGCATGATGAAGAAAAAAGGTTCTGCTCGCGGTGGAGTTGTTAAGAAGCGCGGCGGCGGCATGATGAAGAAAAAAGGCTATGCTCGCGGTGGAGCGGTAAGGCGCAAAAAATAAGCTGAATGCCCTATCTCCAAAGCAACATCCCGCATTTTCATTGCTGGGTGCGAAAAGAGTTTACGCATAACCACGAGAAGTACCATGGAGAGTTTATCCATGCTATGGCTATTGCGGTAACGACGGTTCCGGATCGTTCTCTAAGTTTTCAGCTAATCTTCACGGGTTGTGAGAGTGACGATTCAGATGAAGAGAACCTTCATGGTGGCGCTATGTGGGCGAGGATGCCTATAACCGCTCTGGTTGCGGACACTCCGTTAGAAGACTGGCCCGAACGCATGGTTTCTCACCACGCGCAACCCTGGGATTGTAGTTCCCACCACCACTCTGTAATTAAATACGACCGGACAAGCTCTAGTCCGTGGGTATGCAAGATTGATGGCGACTTCTATACCGGTAAATACATGTTTACGGTGGACTACACTGAATCTTCCATAGCGGATGATCCTGCACAGCATAAGCAAAGTCATGTAATTGAGTTAACCGACGCAGGTCCGTGGACCGGTAATATAGTGGCGTTACCCAATAACCGTGTCCGAGCCACAAGCCCAGCTTTGTGGGAAACTGGAGAAGGAGCACCTGATTTTAAGCCCAGTCAGTGGATGCACAATGCTGAGTCTGACGAAAGCTACATGGATCCTTCCGTAACCTTTGATAATCTGTATAATAAAGACGACAAAGGACGGAAAAATGCCAAAACTAGGTAAACTTAGCTACTACCGGAAAGGTGGTGCCGCGAGTTCTAAGAGTAAGGGCAGCAAGATATGCCCTGAAGGGAAAGCGTGGGCGAAGAGGACTTTTGACACTTATCCATCTGCTTATGCTAACTTGGCAGCTTCCAAGTATTGTAAAGACCCCAACTACGCCAAGAAGTCTAAGGGCGGCAAGAGAAAAGGCCGTTAGATGGGTGCTTTAAAAGACTGGGTCAAACAGGATTGGGTCCGGATTGGGTCTGACGGGTCTATTAAGGGGAAATGCGGTACGTCTAAGGACAAGAAGAACCCTGACCGCTGTCTGCCTAGATCAAAAGCCAACAGTCTATCTCAAAGCCAACGCGCCTCCACGGCAAAGAAGAAGAAGAGAGAGGGCGGTAAAGGCAAAACCGTTGTGGCTAATACAAAAGCCGCGAAAGTAAGAAATGCTCGTGACGGCGGGTATTTTACAAAAGGCTGTGGTGCCGTGATGGCGGGACGCCGAAAGCAATACACGAATTATTAGCAGGCTCTAAGGATATTTTATGGACGGAATAAGCCTCGCCGAGCATCTTCTAAAGGCTATAGAAGAGCGTCGTTCGCGGATATGTGAACTCATGGTCAGTGGTTCGGCAAAAGACTTTGAAGATTACAAACAACTTGTTGGCAACGTGGAGTCTTTAGACTATATAGGACAGGAGTTGAGAGAAATCTTAGAAAAGGCGGACTAATGTCTGAAAAGTCTCAAGCTGACAACCTCGTGTCGATCAAAGAAGCTTACGTAAAACCTGAAGAACGGGTTCTTGACCCCTCCAAAATTCCCGAAGAAACTCTAGGACGTTTGCCGGAACCTACCGGCTGGCGTCTTCTTATTCTCCCCTATGCCGGGAAAGGCCGCACAGAAGGCGGCATTCTCCTCCCAGATTCTGTTGTGGACCGGGAATCTGTAGCTACGGTATGTGGTTATGTACTTAAAACCGGTCCTCTTGCTTATGATGACAAGGGCAAGTTCCCCAGTGGCGCTTGGTGCCGAGAGGGTGATTGGATTATTTTTGGCAGATATGCGGGCGCTCGTTTTAAGATAGACGGTGGCGAAGTTCGCGTTTTGAATGACGATGAGGTCATAGCCGTTATACAGGATCCGGATGATATCCTGCACTTTTAACATGGAGAGTTACCATGCCAGAGACTAACCAAGACGACTTAGTCGTTGATATACCTGACTCAGGAAGTCAGATTGACGTTGAAATAGACGCCTCCCCCGAAACAGAAGAACCAGGAGAACTGGAGGAATCTTCTGAAGAGCACGAGAACTACAGTAAGAATGTCAAAAAGCGCATAGACAAGCTTACTAAAAAAGCTCGTGAGGCGGAACGTCAGCAAGAAGCGGCTATTGCGTATGCAAAAAACGTCCAAGCTGAGAACAACCAGCTTAAAGACAGGGTACAGAACCTAGATCAGGGTTATGTTGCGGAATACGGAGACCGGGTTGCAACGCAAGCAGAATCTCTGGCTAAAGATCTAGAAACTGCCATAGCGACTAGCGACACCGCTGCTCAAGTAGAGCTTAACCAGAAGATGGCACAGTTAGCCATCGAAGAAGAGCGCGTAAGAACCGCAAAGCAGCAGCAGGCCCAGCAAGCCCAGCAAGCCCAGCAAGTTCAAGCTGCACAGCAACACCAGCAGACGCAGCAGCCTGCTCAAGCCCCCACAAGACCTGATCCGGAAGCTGTTGCGTGGGCTGACCGGAACGAATGGTTCGGCGAAGACGAGGCCATGACTTTTGCAGCCTTTGGAATCCACAAGAAACTTGTAGAGGAAGAAGGCTTTGACACAGACTCTACGGAGTATTACGATGAAGTAGACGCAAGAATGCGAGAAGCGTTTCCCCATAAATTTGATGGAAACTCTTCGACTACAGTTAGCCGCCGACCACAACAGTCCGTAGCTTCTGCCACTCGCTCTGGATCTTCCGGGCGCAAAACAGTCAGACTATCTCCAAGTGAAGTTGCTATTGCAAAAAAACTTGGGGTTCCTCTGGATCAGTACGCGAAACACAAACGCTAGGAGAATGTGATGTCTGAACGAGAAATTGATCGGGCTCCTCGCGCCTCTAAGACCCGAGCGGCCAAACCCCGTAGGCAACCTTGGAGACCCCCATCCTTATTGGATGCACCCGACCCGCCAGAAGGCTATGTCCACAGGTGGATTCGCTCCGAAGTTCGAGGCTTTGACGACCGTAAGAACATATCTGCCCGCATGAGAGAAGGGTGGGAGTTGGTACGGAAAGAAGAGTATCCGGATTTTGAAGCACCCACATTGGATACTGGCAAATACGAAGGAGTATTTGGCGTGGGCGGTTTGTTGCTGGCTCGTATTCCATTGGAGATTGTCGAAGAGCGTAATTCGTATTTCAATCAAATGAGTGATGATGCGATGCAGGCTGTAGACAACGATCTTATGAAAGAGACCCAGCATCATTCGATGGCGATTCAGAAACCTGAACGCCAATCGCGTGTTACTTTTGGAGGCCCTAAAGTCGAATGACTTGGGGACTACTGTTTTAACCCCATTGCTTTGAGGAGCATGAGAAATGGCAAACACGAACGGAAGCTTTGGCCTCCGTCCGCTCAGTAAACTGGGCGGGGGAGCCAATTCCACTGGTCTTACGGGTTATACTCCTTATGAAATCGCTTCAGATAACTCTGACAAAATCTACCACGGTCAAGTTGTAATCCCCCTTGCTTCGGGATTTATTGACCACACCGCTAATGCGGCTGGTGGTTCTGTCAGTCATCTAGGCGTTTTTCAAGGTTGCGAGTATGTCTCTAGCACCACTGGAAAACCAACTTGGAGTAACTACTGGCCTGGGTCCGGAGCGGACAGCAACCATCCAGTAAAAGCCTTCATTAACGATGACCCTAATCAGTTGTATGTAATTGCAACGGATGCGTCGATTACTAGCAAAGCAAATGCCCGTGCAAGCGTGTTTTTGAACGCTAGTTTGTCCACGGGTATCACGGGTAGTGATACTTCTGGCGTTTCCTATGGTCGTCTCGCCGTCAGCACTCTAGCCACCACGAACAGCCTTACTCTGCGGCTGATGGGTTGGCTGGAAGATTCTATGAATGAGGATTTTACTGCTGCTGGCATTCCTGCAATCGTACGGTTGAACAACCCCTTCAATGCCCCGGTTGGGTCCATTGCTGCGGGCACACCTTCAACCACTGGCGTATAGGAGGGTTTGAAAAATGGCTATCAGTAGAGCACAACTTGTAAAAGAGTTGGAACCCGGCCTGAACGCATTGTTCGGAATGGAGTACGATCAGTATGATCGTGAGCACGAAGAAATCTTCACGATGGAGACTTCGGATCGTGCTTTTGAAGAGGAAGTGATGCTCAGTGGTTTTGGAGCAGCACCGACTAAGGGCGAAGGAAGTGCAGTATCTTTCGATGACGCGCAGGAAGCATACACTGCTCGTTACACGATGGAGACTATCGCGCTTGCTTTCTCAATTACGGAAGAAGCGGTTGAGGACAACCTCTATGATCGGCTCGCGAGCCGGTATACGAGGGCTCTTGCCCGTAGCATGAGTCAGACAAAACAAGTTAAGGCCGCTTCGGTTCTTAACAATGCGTTTGACAGCAGCTTCACGGGTGGAGATGGCGTAGAGCTATGTTCTACGGCACATCCTCTTGTCAACGGCAGCACTTTCCGTAACGAGCTTACTACAGCGGCAGATCTTAACGAGACAAGCCTAGAGCAGTCTCTCATTGATATTGCTAGTTTTGTAGATGAGCGCGGCCTCAAAGTAGCTGTTCGCGGCATGAAGCTGATTATTCCAAAAGAACTTCAGTTCACTGCGGATCGTCTTCTTGAGTCCACTCTTCGGCCCGGTAGTGCGGATAATGACGTAAACGCCATTAGGAACATGGGAATGCTTCCTGAAGGTTACGCCGTTAACCACTTCCTCAACGACACGGATGCGTTCTTCATTATCACAGACGCGCCAAACGGCATGAAAGGTTTTAACCGGACAGCCGTGCGGACTTCTATGGAAGGCGACTTCGACACGGGTAACGTGAGGTATAAGGCTCGCGAACGCTATGCGTTCGGGTTCTCTGATCCACGCGGCATCTTCGGCTCCCCCGGAGCCGCATAAGACTGGGGGGAGGGGAGACCCTCCCCCAACTTATTTCTGGGAATTATAGCCCTAGCGACTGTCCCAGCAGACGCTTACAAAGACTCTAGGGCACACTCTTGTAAGGAGAACTCAAATGGCTAATACGACTTTTAACGGTCCTGTTCGCTCTGAGAACGGCTTTGAGGTAATCAACGTAGCCGCTGGAACGGGCGCGGAGACCACGGTTTTTGATGTTGCTTCGACGGGCATTGTCACTGACAAGTATGTCAAACATGTCGGTTTTGCTACCGGTGTTACTGTCAACACCACGGCGGGTGACAGCCCAGCTATTGGTGAGTTTACACAGCCCGCCAATACAATCATCACTGACATCAAGATTTTTTGTGCCACAGCCCCTACGATTGGGACTGGTGACATCGGGTACGAAGTCGGAACGTCTAGCTCTGGCGCTCAAATTGTTGCGGCTCAGACTGACGAAATTCTAGACGGTGGCACTACGGTTGTTGTAGGTAACGTGACCGTTACTTCACTGGTTCTTCAAACCCAGGACGCGACCACCGCTCCTGCTTCTGTTCAGTACACCTCGGCAGAGCGGACCATTTACTGCAACATCACCAACACCGTGGATGCGACTACCGCTGGATCCTTTACGTTCATTATTGAATACGTTCAGG